CTCTAAAGTTGGAACGGTAGCAAATGTTGCATTAGCAAAAAGAATTGCCACATTGGTAATTGCACCAATACTTGTAATTGTTTGAAAAGTTAAAGCATCAACAATTTTAGAATTAACATTTTCAGTTACCACAGAGGCATTAAACCCGTAATTAGAATCAGAAATATTAATACTAGCAAAATCAGCAATTCTATCAGTATTAACAGTAAAGGTGTTGGCAGTATTGGAACCAGAAACATCAACATCGGCAATAGCCATACTTAATGAGCCTGCACCTGTACCAATAACACTAACATTACTACCAGTTTTAAACCCAGCACCGCCAGCTAAAACTCTAATTTGATTAATAAATCCAGAAAATACCTCATCAACAGCTGCTGTAGCATCTCTAGTAGCTTGACCACCAGAAATAATAACTGTATCACCAACATTATAACTAGCACCGCCAGAAATAATATTAATTGTTCTTAGAATTGATAGACCATGAATTTCAATACTAATTAAAGTGTTATCAATAGGGTCTATAATATTAACAAAAGCATTTTCACCATTACCAAATGATCCTAACAATGTTTTTGTATTAATATACAATTCAAAAATTGGAACAGAATTAATAGTTTTCTGAGCCGTTCTTTCAACTATTGCAGTAGCGCCAGAAGTTTCACCTGTAATTTGCCTATTTTTTAATAGAGTAAAATCAAAGTTATTGTATAATACTTTAATCGTTGCACCTGTAGCTGGTGCAGTATTGAATATTAATTTTCTTGTTTCTTTACGAATAATAAAATTAGAAGTTTGTAAAACACCATTAATATAAATGGATACATTAGATGGTTCAACAACTTGTGCAAGTTTAAATGTTTTTGTGGTTGAATTGCCTGTATATACACTATATACGACCTGTTCAATTCTAAACGCATTTTCAATTAACCATTTACCATCAGACGCTTTAAGAACGCTGGTTTTAGGTTGAACAACTTCCACATCCTCATTAAACAAGAGCCTAAACAATAATTTAAAAGACTTTTCGTTACCTTTGGCAAGATATAATGGTAAGACGTGTTTTAATAAAATGCCTTTATCTACCTCAACATTTCGAGGAATTAAAGAAGCAAAAGTTCTAAAAAAGTTATCTTCAAATTCACCAATAGATAAATCAACATCGGAAACATTTCTAAGTTTTTTTGATTCTGCAACTAAATCATTCTTTTGACTTCCTTGTTTGTTTTCAAGGAATTCATAATATGCTTCTAAAAAAGCAATAAAATTAGGATGTTCTTCACGAACAAACTCCGGTACCTGACGATTAATCAGTAGGGAAGTTTTTTGGTCAGCCATTATGCGTTAAGTTTTTCTAAGGTTGTTGATATAGCTACTGGATCATCCACATCAACTGTAATAATTGTATCTCTTGTAGATTGGAGATAACCTTTATCTGCTTCAATTCCAAGGCGAATTAACCCATCATCAGAATCAACTGTTATAAATCTAATATTGTTAATAGTAACTATACCATTATTGTAGTCAATTGATCCAGCATTAGAATTAATAATTTGTCTTTGTGCTAATGTATCGTAGTAAATTGTTCGTAGAGTTCCTGTTCTGCCATCAACAACAGCAACAGCTTCTGCACCATAACCATCACCACCAGTAATTGTAACCGTAGCACGAGTATAGTCTGTACCACGATTAATAATATTAATTGCTTGAATTTTACTATTAACAATTACTGCTTCAGCTGTTGCACCAGAACCATCACCATTAATTGTTACAGTTGGTGTTGTTAAATAACTTGAACCAGGATTTGTAATTTGTATTTCAGAAACACCAGTATAGGATTGTGGAACTTCTTCAAATAAAGCGGTTCTTAATGCTCCTGTTGCATCATATAATGTAAACTGTGTTGACAGTAATTTATTGGTAATTGTACCACGATGTAGTGGAACATTATACTTAATTGTATAACTTACCGATTCATTCAATTTTGGTTGAAATCTTTTTTGAACCCGTGTGGTTGTTCTTACACCAACAATAGCATTGTAATCCAATTCAGCAATGGCTGATTCAACATCTGAAGAAACATATATTGTTCCAAACTTATTTAAGTAAGTTGTATTGTAATTCAATATTGCTTGTTTAATGTTTTGTTTTAATATGGTTTCAGTAACCGTTGTTTTCTTTGGGTTATATTGAACATCATTTTCTAACAACAAATATAAGTATTCTGGATTGCGAATTTCTGTTTGAACAGAAATAATAGATTTTGGATTAATAATTTCAGATACAATTCTAGCTTTCTCTGTTTCAGAAATATAATAATTTGCTTTTGGTTTTAATGATACATAAACTTTACCAAATACTTTTGGCACTTCATCTTCACCACCCCAAACAGAAATAGAATCTATACTTGGATAATTATTTTTAATGTATGTTTCATAATCTTTATTGGTAACTAAACGATTCTGTGTAGAGAATTGTGATGAAGCTGAAAATTTAATACTATCAACAGATTCACGACTTGAACCGCCAGCAGCGGCATCAACAGGATTAATTGTAAAGTTTGTTTGTGAAACACTCAATGAATCTGTTAATGTAGCAGTTGCAATAAAATTGTTTGCTTTATTAGCGGCTGTTCCATTAGTAACCAAATATCTTACAGAAACAGTTGCACCATCAGGTAATGATTTACCAATATCGTCATTACCAAAATAAATTTGGTATTTTCCATTACGATTTTCTTGTAAGAAGTAAGCCTCTGATGTGGAAGTAATATCCAAAATATCAGTAACTTTAGCGTAAACAATACTTGCTGTATTACTAGCTTGTGGTGATACTGTAACTTGAATTGTTTTGGTATCAATATTTTCATCAGGTAAAGTAAAGATTTGTTTTGGATTAGAAGCAGAATTATATCCAAAACTATATGTAATTAATTGGCCTTCGTGAATTTTGAGGCCATCAAAATAATATGTGGTGTTTGCTTTAGTAGCCGTTGTATCATCCAACACAACAAAATTATAAGACTTATTATCAATTTGATTTGATAGAAAAGCAAACCCAGCAGGAATAGTTAATGTTCCTGGTGTTGATGTACCAGATGCCACTTCAAAATTGATACTTGCAGTAGGAGCAGTTGTGGAGTATGGAGTGTAACCCAAAGTCTTTGCGTGTGAAACAACAGAATCACGCAACATAGCGGTATCTAAAAATGATTCATTTGCAACCATGTTAAGATAGTAAGCATTGTAATGAGTATTATATGCCAAAATATCCAACAAGACAGAAAGGCCTGAACCTTCAAAATCATAGTCGGTAAACTCTTTTTGTTGATTTAAAAAGGTCTTTAAATTTGACTTGATTGTATCAAAATCAAGTTCGGTAACTCTTAAACGGTCTGCCATTTTATTATCTAATCCGCTCTAAAAAGAAATTGATTGTAATTGGATTTGGGTTATTGATGATAAAAAACTCCAATAGTATCTTATATCCATTATCGTCTGGTGCTGCTGACGCTATTACTTTTGACACTTTAACTCTTGGTTCAAAGTTATTAATTGTTTCAACGATATCTCGTTCAATCTGTGCAGCTGTAACAGAATCTACTTGCTCAAACAAAAGACGGCGAACATTACTACCAATTTCTGGTTGAAATGGACGCTCATAATGATTGGTTAGAATCAAATTCTTAACCGAATTAATTACTGCGTATTCGTTTTTATAAGTGTTAATGTCTTTACGAATTGGATGAATTGTAAACGACAAATCCAAATCTTTAAACGACCTTGCACTTTCTATGTCTATTGTTGCCATCTGTTATTTATTCGCCTATAATGGAGGGCTTGTATTTCCACCTTGTGGATCCGAATGAATATGATTATCTAAACTCTTACCAGCTGCAACCACATCACCTGTGAATGAAGCAGAACCATTGACTGTCATATTACCACCGCCACCACTAGTTCCTGTTGTGATTCCTTGGCCAACTAAAATATTTTTAGTTACTGTGGTTTGACCTTTAACATTCAAATCACCAGTTAGATTTAAGTTTGGTGTTGTAGCATTTACATCACCTGTAACATTCATATTTACCCCACCACCAATTGTTGCCTTAACATCGCCTTTAATTTCTGCGGTAACATTACCATCAACATAGATGGCAACATCGCCTTTCACATATATTGAATCGTTTCCGATTACTACTGTGAACTTATCTTTTTCAATGCGTTCCGCTCTGTCTCCAGCAGGTCCCCATTCAATGTAGGAACCAGAGCGATGATACAGATGAACTCTCTCTGAATCCTTCGTGTCATCGAACTCCAAAGCGTGCCCACTTTCTGATTCATAAACATTATTATATGGGTATTTTGCCGCATAATAAGGTTCTGGTTCTACCTTGTCCGCCTTCTTTGCCTTCTTTAAGGAAACAATTGAATCATCTATCTTTTCATTTCTTGCCAAGCGTGATGTGCTTGGTTCATCAATTCTTCTAGGATATCCTGTTGCACTTTCATTTGGTTTAACTGGTGCAGAAGTTAACTGGTCACCTGTTCGTGGATCAGCATATGCTTCTTGTGCGTTTGCAGCCTTCAATGCGATACCAGGAAATACGCCCATGATAACTGGTTCTTGTGCAGCTTCTCCGTCTGTAAAGAAACCAACAACCATGTCACCTTCTTTTGGTGCATATGGGTTTGTATTGTTTACAGGTAACATAGGCATAGCCCATGGCAACTGGTCTGTTGGTAATTGCATTTTGTTATCAGCATTCCAACCAACTGCTCGCACACGCACACGACCCATCTTTAGTGGGTCTTGTCTATCTTCTACAACGCCAACCCACCATGTGAATCCGTTTTTACCAGCAAAGTCTTTATCTTTTTCAGCCATATTAATAATTTAAAATATCAGCGGTTTGAGAAGCATCACTTGTTGCAACAAATTCTTTTTCTGTTGAAGTGGTTGCAACTTCAATAATTGTTTCATGTTTTTCAAACCCAATAATTTGTCTTGAAGCAATAATGATATATTTACCACTTAAACTATCATCAATATTATCACTACCATCTTCTTTTTGCGACATACTAGGTAACATAACATTAACATTTAAACCAGATGTCAATTGAAAGTTACCAGGCATTGCAAACTTAATTCTTTTTTCCATTAAATTAGCAAGAATAGCCTTTCTTTGAAATAGGTAGTTCTCATAATTTTCTTGTTTCTGTAATGAATGTGGGTCATTTTGTTTGATATAAGAACTTAATTGTTTGGCTGCACTAAAAATACTAACTGTTTTCTTAGAATCAAAAGCTTCTTGATTGCTTAATCCGTCACGGTTTTTAATGTTAGTAATATTTGGAGTATCGTTGCCGTGATCCATACTACTGAAATGGTCACTAAATTTAATATTCTTTTTGGCAACAGTTCTGGTCATTGGGTCAAAACCAACAAATTGACCAGCGTTTACACCTTCTCTTGTCTTTTTAATACTATCTGATTGAGTTATAACTTCATAACCACGAGCACTACTTATTTCATTTATTGCGCCAACATTAGATAAGTTTTTTGGTAAGTAATTAATATCGAGAATATTATCTTGTGTCAGTAAAGTGGATAATGAAGCAAAATTATATCCAACCATATTTTGAAAAAACATAAAATTTGGCGACTGTTTACTATCAACTGCTCTTTTAGCACACCATTCAATAGCTTCTAATGGTCTTAAATTTGGTATAGTAATATTACGAATACCAGAAGTTATTTCGTATATACCACCAGCGTTATTTTGTGGAACTTTTAAATAGTTCTCTAAAATCTTTTGGACAATATCTGAATATGTTCCAGTAAAAGATTGATTAATTTTTTGTTGGTCAGAATACATAA